GCTTACGCGATCGTTGATTTTAACGACAGCGGGTTCACTCTTCGGGGCGGGAATGCGGGCCTGAACTATACGGGCAACACCTACATCTACATGGCCTTCGCGGAAGAGATACCCGGCGCTGACGCCATCCCCACGACCGGCGTGCTGTCACTAGCGGAACACTATCAAAGCAAGCTCTAACGCGGACGACAGCCCCACCCGGCCCTTCTACGGTCGTGTTTCCTGACAACTTAGGAAGAAAAACATGACCGACACGAAAGCATGGTGGGCCTCGAAAACAGTATGGGCCACCCTGATTATGCTGCTCAGCGTCGCCCTTCGCGGCACCGGCATCGACCTCGGCCCGTTCGAGGACCAGATCAGCTCTATGATCCTTGAGGTCATCACTGTAGCAGCCGCTGTCGTTGGCCTTTGGGGCCGCATCACCGCCAGCAAGAAGCTTACCGCCTAACGCGGACGACACTGTCCCCACGTCTCAGTAATCTCGCACCACACCAGTGCGAGATTACCATGGCCCAGACCCGTCCCCGCCTCGAACAAATCGTCTTCAAGTCTGCCAAGACAGGCAGCCACAGCATCGACACCTACCTCGAAAACGCTGAGATCGGGAACCGCACGCTCGCCCAACTGATGGGCGACCTGTTCGACGCGAGCGGCAACTTCGCGCCCGAAGACATTTTGCCCGAGTTCCGCATCGACCAGACCGGCGGCCAGACCAAGCTCCAGTATCGCACCGACGACAACGCCGCCTTCCAAGACCTGATTGGCTTTTTCAACGACCGGGGCACCTTCGCCACCGGCACGGCTTACAATGCGCTCGACCTCGTCACGGTAGACGATGGCACGAACCTCGACCTTTACATCGTTAAGGCCGACTTGGGCGCCTTCAGCGCAGTCGGCGACTTCACCGGCAGCGCCAGCACCCAGCTCATCACCACCAACTCGGCTGGCATCCTCCAAGACGTGCGAGACGCCCGAGACGACGTCCTCCAAGACGCAGGCTTCATCGCTGTCTCGACGGACCTCCAAGCCACGCCCAGCAAGATCGAGACGGTCAGCGACAACCTTGGGACCAACCAAGCGGTCACGGTCGTAGCCGACGATCTCAACCTTGGTGGCAGCTCGAAGATTGCGGCGGTCAACACAAACATCGCGAACGTCAACACAACCGCTGGCTCAATCGCAAACGTCAACACTGTGGCCGCCCAGCTCACTCCAACAGGTGACGTCACCGTCGTAGCAGACGACCTAGATCTTGGGGCTAGCTCGAAGATCACGCAAACCGCCGACAACATCGCGGACGTCAACACGGTTGGCGGCGCCATCGCCGCCGTCAACACAGTCTCCGGCCAGATTGGTGCTGGCCTCGACGTAACGATCATCGCCGATGATCTTGACCTTGGCGCGAGCAGCAAGATCACTCAAACCGCTGACAACATAGCGAACGTCAACGCCGTTGGCACTGACCTGCTAGCGGCGACCAGCGCCATCACCACGGTGGCCAACGACCTCAACGCGACGCCCAGCAACATCGCCAACTTCGTGGGCGGCTTAGACGCCACGATTAACGACCTCACCCTTAGCGGCGTTGCAGTCGGGAACTCGACCAGCGGGACGTCCTTCGACCTCACCGCCAGCAACAACCACGTCTGGGACTTGGCTGGGGGCAACACGCTCACCATACAGAACGCGCACCTCGCAGCCACGATGCAGCCCTTCACCATCGCGGTGAAGGAGGATGGCACGGAGACCCAAGCCACCCTGCAAAACGACGCGAACTACACCCTCACTGTAAAGGCGCCAGACGGCACACTGCTCCAACCCGGCGGCAACTCAGGCAACATCTTGGTCTACAGCGGCTTCGTCTTGGAGACAGGCAGCTCGCCTAACACTGCCACCCTCGTCATCTCAGCGATCAGCACCGCGACGGTCTGACAATGCCAATCTTCAACGCGCCCTTCAGCACGTCCGTCTTCATGCCGCCCTACTGGGTGACGAGCCAATTTGTCAGCATGCAAGAGAACAATACGACGGTCACCACGCTCAATGCTGGCTACGTTACCCAATACAGCATCGTGGGTGGCGCCGATGCAGCCAAGTTCACGATCTCTGGCAGCACACTGAGCTTTATCACCGCTCCCGACTACGAAGCGCCCACGGACAGCGGCACGAACAACATCTATGACGTGACCATTCGCGCCACGAACCCAGCGGGTCAGTCCGATCTCGACCTTGCTGTCACTGTGACAAACGACTTGAGTGACGACGAGATCATCGTTGTTAACGGCGTCAACCACTACCTGACCAGTTCCAACTACGTCGTTGGCAATGGCACCGACCGACAAGGTGCCCGCACGGGCAGCCTGATTACGCTCACAGCCCCCGGCGCCATCGACGTTTGGGTCTACATGTGGGGCGGCGCCGGTGCCGGTGGCGTTGGTGGCGGCGGCGGGGCAGGTTTTGCGCGGGGCAGACTGACCTTGCAGGCTGGCACCCAATACCGGCTACTGGTTGCTGGCGGGGGCTGTGGTCATAGCAACACCTTCGGCGCAAACAACACCATGGATGGGGGCTACGGCGGTGGCGGAGCTGGGGGACACACCAGCCCCGGCAACAACGGCAGTTCGTATGGATACGGCGGCTCTGGAACCAGAGACGGCAGTTTCCCGACCCGTCAAGGCGGTGGGGGTGGCGGCTGTAGCGGTCTGTTCCTCGGAACTGGAACAAGCACCCCCATCTTAATTGCAGGCGGTGGCGGAGGCGGCAGCGGCATTAGCGCGAGCTACGAAGACGGCGGCACAGGCGGGGGCAGCGCAGGCTACCCCGGAAGCAATGGCCTTAGTAATTTAGGGGGTGGCGGAACCCAGAGCACTGGCGGTTCAGGTATCAGTGGCGCGGGCAACGGCGCCAGCGGTCGAGGGGGCGGCGGTGATGGCCAGTCACTAAGTACCGCCTACGGCTCTGGAGGCGGCGGCGGCGGAGGCTACTACGGCGGCGGGGGCGGAAACGATGGATCAAGCGCAGGCGGTGGTGGCGGCGGTTCTGGCTATCGCAGCACAACTTACACGACTGCGGGGCAGCTCGTTGGCCAGAACAACGACAATACGACGCCTGCTGAAAGCGGCCACGCCCTCAGACCCTCTTCTGCGGTGGGTCTAGCCTACAGCGGCGGCGGTTACGCTGGCAACGGCGGCGCCATTGTCATCACAATCGCCTAACCCGGACGACACTTAAAAACCGCGCCCCTACAATCCGGCATACCCCTTAACGGAGCCTACCCCATGGACGTCGAAAGTCGGCTGACGAGCATCGAGATCACAGTAGCCGAGCTACGCAAGGACGTAGACGAGCTGCGCTCCGACCACGACGACATCCGCACCGTTACAATCGAGCTGGCCGTGATGAAGCAAGACCTCGGCTACATCAAAACCGCGCAGGAGCGCCTGAACGCAAATGCCAATAAAGTTATCATGGTGGTCATTGGTGCAGTCATTGCTCAGTTCATTGGCTTCGCTCTCGCAGGCGGCCTCGCCATCACCTAGCGTGTTCGTCAAGCCGACCCGCTACGTCAGCCGCGTCTTCTTGCACTGCACCGCCAGCTCCTACCCCCATCACGATGACATCGAGGTCGTGCGCAAGTGGCATGTCGAGGGCCGTGGCTGGTCCGACGTGGGGTATCACTACATGATACATCGAGACGGCAGCATCAGCGTTGGCCGAGACATCGAGCGCATTCCCGCAGCCCAGAAGGGCCACAACAAGGGCAGCATCGCTATCGCCCTGCACGGCGGCGGTCACGGCAAGGACGACTTCGGCAAGATCCAGCTCCGTGCCCTCAAGCGCTTCTGTGATGAGATCAACCAAGCCTACGAAGGCAACATCACGTTCCATGGCCACAGTGAGGTCGCCCTGCGCGACTGCCCGGTTTACGACTACCGGAGCCTGCTTGGCCTAGACAAGAAAGGTGCGATGTGAGCGAACGCGACATCCGAAACAAACTCAAGGCTCTCGAAGATCTGGCCAAGCACCCCGGCTGGCTAGACCTCGTCACGGTGATGAAGCGAGAGATGTACACCGCTGTCGTTAATCTGGGTCAAACCCCGGACATCAGCAACGAAGAACTCCATTGGAGACGTGGCCGCGTAGATGCCGCCGCGATGGTCATCGACCTCCCCCAACGTCGCATTGCGCAACTGACCAACGAACTTCCAATGGAAGCGCATGCGAACCCCGCCAAGGCTGGAGAATAAACCATGGCTGACACCTTAATCGACCGCGTGAACGAAGCCCAAGGCCTCGCTCCTAAGCAAGAAACCCCCACCGACAAGCGCGAAGCCACCGAAAAGGCAGCAGCGCCAGAAACCGAAGGTGACAAGATCACCGAGCCAGCAGCAGAGCCGGTTAGCAACGAAGAGCTGTCTGCCCTCTACAAGATCAAGATCGGCGACAGCGAGCGCGAGCTAACTGACAAGCAGATCGCTGGCACCTTCGAGCGTTACCGTGACCTCAACTTCAAGCACAGCCAAATGAAGCCGGTCATCGACACCGTCAGCCAACTGATGGAGCGCACGGGCATCGACGCCGACGCTATGAACAACGAAATCATCGCCGCTCTCAAGGCCAAGCAACACAACCCGACCATGGGCCAACAATCAAACGAGCCGAACGCCACCCAACAGGGTGATACGCGCGAAGCGCCAAACGAGATCGTCAGCGGCGACATGCTCAGCCAGTACGAGGAGCAAAACGCCGTACAACTCCCACCGGGCTATCGCGAACTTGTGGCCAACAAAGACGCCACCAGCCAGCAGCTTGCCCAAATGCAGCAGATGATGCAGCAGCTCTTAGCCCAGAGCCAAGGCGTAGCAAACGCTGCCCGTCAGGCTGGCCAAGCGCAAGCCGTCGACCGTGCCCAGCTCATGCAGCAGCGCATTGGTCAGAACATCGACACGGCAGCTCAGCGGCACTTGGGCAGCCAAAGCCCTGAGATGGCCAATGACTTCTTGGCCTACATCTACGAGCGCGGCTACACGACCGACGACTTCGTGGACCCCGCCCTCGCCGACCGCGCCATGTCCGACTTCGCGAACATGCGCAACCAGCCAGAGATGGAGCGCCTGCGCCAAGCGGCCCAGCGCCGTCAGGCCTTTAACTTCAATGGCACGATGGGCAACACCGCCGGTAGCGGTGCCGCCGAAGCAGCGGACACAGCCCCAGCCACCACGTTGGACAAGCTGACGGATGCCGCAATGACCCGCCGTTTTGGTTAAAATTTGACAGTATGGGGGTGTACACCTTATAACACCCCCATACGCGGCGCTTCGGCCCCAGATGCGTACTACCTCGCGACGGTAATTCCGCGAGCTGACACCCTTCCTACATAACCTCCCTTCTGAGGATTTTTTGCTATGTCTACCCCAATCCAAGGGTTGCGCGGCACCGGTCAGTTTAACGAAACTTTCCGTCCACGTAACTACCGTGAGTTGTTTTCTCTCCTTGAACCTAACGGAAATGCACCCCTCAATGCGCTGCTTGCTATGGGTTCTTCCGAGAGTTCCAACGACCCCGAAATCCGTCTGTTCCGTGATGAACTCCCAGAACGCCGGATGAAGATCAACATGGACACTTCCGGCGGCGCTATTGCCGCCAACGTAACCTCTCTGACCGTGGATGCTGACGACGAAAACAAGTTTGCAATCGCAGGCTCGATCATCGTCAACAGCCGCACCGGCGAAGTAATGCGGGCAACCGCCGACACCACCGGCACTGGCCTGACTGTTACTCGTAACATCGGCTCCACCACCCACACCATTCTGGACGACGACGACCTGTTCATCGCAGGCTTTGCGGCTCAGGAAGGTGCGGACGTCGCAACCAGCGTTAGCTTCGATGCCGTCATGGTCTCGAACTTCCTGCAAATCTTCCGTACCTCGTTCTCGGTCACTGGCACCATGCAGTCGACCTACTTGAGGACCGGGGACAAAGAAGATGAGAGCCGCGTCAAAGCGCTGAAAATGCACATGTCTGACATCGAGCGTGCGATGTTCTTCGGCATCAAGACCGAAGACACCTCCACTGCTGCTCAGCCACTGCGCACCACCGGCGGTCTGATGAACTCCCTGACCAACAAGTACGACATTTCTCAGGCTAACGCTGGCGTGAACGCTAACGCTACCAAGATGACTGAGGAAGAATTCGATCTTCTGCTGACCGAGACGATCTTCAAGTTTGGCTCCAACAGCAAGATCGCGTTCGTCGGCGCTAAGGTCGCAAACCACCTCCAGCAGATCGGCAAGGATCGTTGGCAGCCAACGCAAGTAGAAGGCGCATACGGCGTAAACTTGACCCGTTATTCTACTTTTGCGGGGGATCTCATGGTTCATCTGCACCCGCAGTTCCGCCAAATCCCCGGCATGGACACGGCCATGGTCGTCGTCGACTTCCCGTACCTTGTGTACCGCTACCTTGAGGGTCGCGATACCCAGCTTCTGGAAGATCGTCAGTCCCCCGGCGCCGACACCCGGATCTCGGAATATCTTACTGAGGCAGGTCTTGAACTGACCCAAGATAAGGTACACGCCGTGATCGAAGGCTGGTCGAGCCGCGCAGCGTCCTAACAAGGCGGACGCCAACTCCGTAACGACAGTTCATAAAAGGGGGCAACTTACTGCCCCCTTTCTTTTTGGAGACAGAGAATGGCCCTCAAGACAGCCAAAGCGGCAAGCAAAGAGACGGTACTTCGTGACGTTAAGCCTGCAAAGGAAGCGCCAAAGCCAGCGCCCAAGCCAGCTTTTGTTCGCTACATGACCCCGAAGGATTACGACAATCGTCTGATGATTATGGGCTTGCGCCCGACCATGCCGCAAATCCCCGGTCCTTGTTACTACAAGGTGCCACAAGCAAGCGTGGCAGACTTTGAAGCCGGTCGCGAATTCCAAGGTGGGATCGTGGTCCGTGTCGACGAGTGATAGCCTGACCCCACACCTGCAAGACGGCGCCACCAGCCGTCTTGAAGACTTGTCTCGCATGGTCTTCCGCCGTTACGGCGACTTCAGCGCCAGCACGGTTGAGGCCGAAGCGCTTTCGATGATGGTCGAACTTGCCAACATGGTCGTCGACGACGTGCGCATGCACCCTTACGCCAGCACCTCGCTGCAATCTACGGCCTACTACACCAGCCTCGCCGACCGCTCTGCCATCCCCGACAACATTATGATGGCTGGCCTTCTGTTCTACTACGCCGAGCAACAAGGCTCCGAGCGCGTCGGCGCCTATGGCCCCAAGTTCGCGCGCACGATGAACCAAGAACTCTGGCGCCAGACGGCAGGCAACACGAAGATCCAGATGCGGCCATGGGACGGCGGCACCAACAAGACCCGCAACTCCGCCACCACCGACCAAAACACTGGCCTTGATAAAACTACATGACGACGACCCGCGCCAACAGCCCAGACAAATCGCGCTTTGTGGCCTACGAACAGTTCACGGGCCTCGACACCAGCCGCGATGTCGTGAACATGGACACAGGCACGGGCCAAGCGCTAGTCGACCTGAACAATGGCTTCTGCGACCAGCGTGGTCAGATCGTTCGCGATGCCGGTGTCACCCGCCGGACAGCCAATAGTCGCGTCAAACACATCGCCTTCTTCTCGAAGGACCAGATCGCCTACACCGAAGTCCACGGCGACGGCACGCACTTCATCTCCGAAACCGGGATCGAGAGCGAGACGGTCTACCCAGCGAACGTCATTGCCACCACAACGGTCTTCAACCGCGAGCTGGTCTTCGCAGTCCGTGGCCTCCCGCCGCTGATCTACACAGGGAACCGCTGGCGCACCAGCACCAGTACGCACCTCAACACCGAACTGCCCGCCTACTGCACCACAGTCCGAGACCGCGCCTGCTTCGCTGGCCTCAAGTCCAGCAGCACGAAGATCCTGATTTCCGAAGACGGCAACCTCGACAAGCACGCCGACGACACGGACCCCAACAGCGAAAGCGCCTTGCGCGCTGGCACGCTCGACATCCGTAACCTACTCGGCACGGCAGACGAGATCACTGGCCTCAGTTCCTTCGAGCAGGACAAGCTCGTCATCTTCGCCAGTGACCGCGTGTTCGTCTTCCAGATGGACCCGGACATCAGCCGCATTGAGCTGGACACCGAAACCAACGTCGGCATCGGCTGTGCCAGCCACAACACCATCCAGCAGGCAGGCACGGACCTACTCTACTGCTCGCGCTCCGGCGTCTTCGCCCTGCGCCGCGTTAGTGAGAACGGCCTGCAAGTCGGTGTCGTCAAGCTCAGCGAGCGCATCGACCTCGAATACCGCCGCCTGTTCCAGCAGGTCGAAGACCCAGAAACCATCACCGCCGTCTACGACCGAGATGAGCAGCAGTATCACGTCTACTTCCCACTTGGCGGCGGTGGTGAGACCACGCGCCTGACTATGACTTTTGTATCTGGCGAGGGTGGCCTCCAGACCCGTTGGTCAAGCAGCGACTTCCTCAACGCCACCTGCGGCGCCTTCCTCTTCGGCAACTTTGTCGTCGGCACGCCTTTTGGCATCTACACCGTTGGCAAGATCGAAGACGAAGACACCGACACCCCCACCCTCACGGCGAAGACGCCCGTGCTGTGGACTGGCCCCTTTGACAGCCGCAAGCAAAGCAAGTCGATCCTGATCCAAGCGTTCGGCGACGGCGAGCTGCAAGTCGAGGCTCAAGACGAGAACGGGCGCGATCTTGGGGCCATCACCGTCCAGCTCACAGAGGCGGACGACAGTGGTCGTCGCTCTGTGCCACTCTCCGCGCAATACCTGCGGCCCTTTGAGCATCGCTACCGTGGCCTGCAACTGACCTTCAACTACTCAGGCAAGGGCCTTTTCAGGATCATCGGCGTGGCCGTCGAGTTAAGGAGCTAAAACCATGGCAGGCATACGCCAGACCGCAGCATTTGAATACGCCAGCTCGGACAAAGTACAGACTGAGTTTGAAAACGTCGTCCGCTATCTTCAGCAGGCTGAAGTCGGCGGCAAGACGCTTGGCGAGATCGTCGACAACCTCACCGACGACAACGGCAACCTGAACAGCAACGTCGAGTTCCGGCTCGACAGCTCTGCTGGCCTTCAGTATCGCGTTGGCGAGACGGGCGACTTCACCACCATCGCTGCTCTCTCCGCACTGCGCGGCGAAGCTGGCCAGAACGTGGGCGACATTGGCGCGCCGATCTTCAACGGTCGCCAAGACTACATTATCGGCACGACCGTCGACCCTTCGACTGGTGCAGCTTACCCGCACGGCACGACCGTTCTTCAGTACAGCCACACGGCAGACGACACGCTGGTGGTCTTCCGAAATGGCCTGCTGAAAACTGAGGGTGTCGGCAATGACTACACCACCAGTGCCACGGGCGGACTGGACGGTACGGTCACATTCCCGACTGGCGACCCGCTAACCATCAGTGGCAACAGTAGCGACGCAGAGGTTGTCACCGTCTACAAGATCCGCGCGACGGCCATCACGTCCTTCCTGCGTACCGACTTCGAAGTCACGTCCACTCAGTCAGTCTTCCCGTTCTCGATGGACGACACGACCGAGATCCAAGTCTATCAGAACGGCCTGCTGCTCCGCGAAAACAGCGGCGGCCAGACGAACGACTACGTCCGCGACAACAACAACAACACGGTGACCCTCAACACGGCGGCGACGGGCACCACAGCGAACCCAGACATCGTTTCGATCATCACGGTT